ATAAGGTCTATTTCCGCGTTCGTATGCTTCAGCCGTAACGTGCCATCACTGTTTTTTATTAGTTGCCAATCTGCATTTTCCACTACGATTTGACTCAATTTTGTTTTTTCCTCCCAATTATTTGATTACTTTTGAAAAAGCCTCAGCTTAAAAGATGAGGCAATACAACGTTAATTTTTAGTCGCTGAACTCGCACTTGCCGCTCCAGCCTTTACTTCTTGAGCACCTGCAACAATATCCTGTGTGCCCTGCGTTGTATCGCCATTATAGTATTCTTCAGTACCTTTAGCCATCATTCCTGCGCCGCCAGCGATCATACCCACGCTTGCCGCATTGCCGCCATAAATAGCCGAAACCATGCCCGCTATAGTAACTATTGCACCAAGAACAGCCAGAATTTTATCGCCATTCTGCATACTTTCACCTCTCGAAACTTTTTCTTTTTTGTTTGCCCGCTTCTCCCAGCCATAAAGCTAAAGCGAGCCAGCTTCTTCAACTGGGCAAAAAACAAAAATGGAAACTAAATCTAAAGACGAATTCGCGAATTTAGCTTGTAGCTAACCCCGTAATTTTTACTATTGCTTCCCCATATGTCACAACAGGCGCGTACCGTGTACTCAAAGTCACATCAACGGAATCGAACTCTTTCTTGATCTCCATATCGGTCATTAAAGGTCGCTTAATAACGAAAAACCCAAGCGGACTATAAGCTGCGCTTAGGTTTTGTCCAGTGCTGATTATGTATGCGGTTCCAGCCGGAACAACGGTGCTCACGTAAACCCCCATACCGAAGATTTCGCCAAGCTTCCCATTCTGCGTAGGCGAGTCGCCGCCAGCGCCTCCGTACTGAGCCCACAAACTGAACTGTGGCAGATACATTACGTCGCGCATGTTTACTGGATTCAGCAAAATCGTGTCAGCGATTAAGCTGTAGCCTTCAATAGTTGCTTTAGCAGCCAAAATATCTTTACTACCAAGCGCATTTGCAATTGTGAACTCGCTTCCTGTTGCGCCCATGCTTTTACCAGTACTTGGTAAAGTGCTTCCTGCAGCAGCACCAATTACAGTCATGCAATCGCTGTCAATTGTGTAAGCCATACGCCTCGCAAGTCGCCGCAGCTGATCCTCAATCACTGGAATGTATAGGTCCTCAATGTTTTCCCGCGATATGCGTTCACGCAAGCCCTTCTTGTACGGAGTGACAGTAATAGTATTGTACGGCGTGAAATCCATCATAATTTCGCTGCCTTCCGAAACCTCGCTTATCGCTGCTGAGCGGCTGCCATTTTGCTTAACGAAAGTAGCAGTTTTACCCGCAACCAACGGAAACTCTGGAAACAGCTTCTTGACAACCAAAGCCGGCATTGTAAGCTCTACGATCTTCTTGTGCAAAGCTGGATACGCTATAGCTCCTGTGCTAGTCCATGAAAGTGCATCTTTAACGAAACTCAACTCAAATCACCTTTACGGAATACAAGAAAGCAAAGCGTAAATGACGTTGCCAGCCGCTGTAGCAGCAGTTATAGCTCTGCCAATCCACTGCTCAGTCTTGTCAAGTTGCCCTTGCAATGCGGTAGCAGTTGTTGTGTCGTAATATTGGGTGGCGCCGCCTGTGGGTGCAGCCATAACTGTGACAGCAGCAACTTGTCCTGACGCATCACTTGAGATTCTTGAACCCATTGTGATAGCGCCTGAAGCAGTAACTCTTACAAGACCTCTGCAGATGACCCGCTGAGCCGCCAGTTAAAGCAACGCCAATAACGTCTTTGCGCACTCCGTCAGTAGGCTTAACGCATGGGATAAATCCGGCAGCGCTGATGTAAACTACTTGTCCAGCGGTAACGGTTGCTCCTGTGTCAACCTGAGCAGTTATTAGGTAACGGTCGCTAACTAATGCGGTTGTTCCTTCTAAAGACATGCAAAATCACCTTTTTATTGAAATCCTGAAAATCTCTTGTGCGCTTTAAGGAGGTCTTTAAACCAGTCGTAATTGCCCAATGCGTCGCGTTGAACTTCGTCGACAGCCACTATGCCCCTGCCGCTTGCATGCTTAGCCTCAACCTCAGAACCTTCGTCCTCTGAGTCTTCTCCGCCTTCGCCTTTTGTTTGTTGAAGCTGCTTTGAGAGCTCGCTTATTTTTTTGCTTAAACTTCTCTTGGTAGCTCTCTTAGCTACTTCGCCTTCAAGCTCGGCTACTTTATTCTTTAAAGCTTCAACCTCAGATTCCGAAGAATTTGTTTGGGTTATCTGCTTTTCTAGCTGTTGGAGCTGATCCATGAAATCTTCGTACGTCAACTGTTTCGGCGCTGATTCTCCTGGTGCAGTGTTGATTATGCCTTGTGCCTGATGTGGAGAAGCACCGTACTGAGTATTATGTTCAGACATGTGCCTCACCTCTCCTTTGCTTTTCAGTTTATTTTTGTTTTCAGGTTCTTGCGGCTTTCGCCTAGAACCCTCATCATCACCTGTGTTAACAAATGACTGTAAATCGGTAACAGACTTGAGAATAGCATCCCACTGACCTTCATTCATAGCGGCGAAAAAGCCCACGGGCTGAAACGCCGTATCCTTGTACGCTGGACTTGCAACAATGCTTAATTCGCGGACCTTGGGCTTATGGATGATCTCCCAGGCTCCAGGGCAAAGGTGAACGAGCATGCCCTCTTTACGGGTTGGACGCTTACACTTGCTACATTCAACATCGTCACTTTCAACCTGAATACTCACATGCGTCACGTAGTTGCGGAGTATTTTCTCTATGAGCTTTTCCTCGCCAACCTCAGCACGGAACAACACTCGGTCGCCGTCACGTTTAGCCTCAGAAACCTTTCCCACAACCATCAAAGCGCTCTCCGCATGATCCACACGTAACTGAGCACCAGCGAGGCTTTCCGCTACAAAATCCAAGTCTTCACCTGGAACCTGCCACTTATTCGCGTTAACGCTCGTGTCAATGGCTACTCCTTCAATGTTTACGAGCTTCTCTTGCAAAGCGTACTGTGCACTAACGCCTTCCTGAGCATGAAAAGGCACAAAATAACGTAGTTGCATTTTTCAAATCACCTTATTACCGTAAAGTTCGATTTACTATGACTATTTAGAACACGGGAACACGTTTACCTCGAGCATTATACAAGGCTTCTTGATAAGCTCTGAAGCTCTGCCAATCCTCAAGCAAACTTTTGGTCTGTGTTTTTACTATGGGTTTTTTGATTTGTTTATTCTGTTGCTTCATTAAATTCACCATTAACAGTTAATTACCATAAACTGAGGCAGCGCGCTATTCGACGTTTGAAATCTTCATGTAAGCATTAACGAATCGGCGGCGCCATTCATTCCATGCTTTAAAATCAAGAAGCGTCTTTATTTCAGCTTTCAAGTGCTGGTCAAGCCACTTACGCACTGATTCAGCATCTTTGAAGGTTACTTTCTCAAATATGTAATTCTGAATTTCCCAGCGCTCTGAGCCCTTAATTTTTCCAAGCGTAATCTTGACGCCTTTAGTTAGTTCTTTAACTCTGAACTTTTCAAACTTTTCTGGGTCAGCTACGCGGTAGCGCCAAGCCGTTGTTCCTTCTTCCAGTCCCGGCATGTTATTCGCCCCTCGCCTGTCTTTCGTTTAATTGTTCCATAACGCCTTTCACGGTTTGTTCTACGATTTTTTGGCTTTCGCTTTTGGGTTTAGGCGTAAGCAAGGGGGTATCTTGTTGTTTTGGTTGTGCTGGAAAGCCAAGTTGTACGCGTGCTTCTGCAAGTGTAATGATGCCCTTATCAACCAGATTACCTATGTAGCTGGCTTTATCCTGCATCGGCGGTTCCCAGACCGGTTTCCATGTAACCTTGGGAATTTCACGGGCCTTGCCAAACTCGTGTTCTATAAGTTGTTTGAATAAGACAGTTTCCAAAATGTCACCGATAATTTCCTGCATCATCCGCAATCTGGTAACGTACTCCTGCATACATATTTCAGCTGTAGCGCGGTTGGTACTTTCACTTTCTCCGAGAAAAATCTTGGGAACACCAAGAACTGCTTCACGCTGTTTATAGAGGTAATCTAGCCAGAACTGAATATTCACGTCTTTAGTGAGGCTTGGAACTACGTCAACAGCCACATCACCGCGAACAAAAACGTCAGTGGCAGGTTTGCGGTCACGGAAAGCCTCCATGAGCGATTGAAGCTGAGCATCGCTAAAAGGTCTCTCAGGTGTCCCTGCTTTTACCACAAGCATCGGTTTCGTATATGTGTGGCAGATGACGGCAAGATCGTCTTCTAACTGATCGAGCAATGCTTGAACCTTAAGCAGAGGCCTAAGCAAACTCGTGCCATAGCTGCTCTCATACCACCAGCTTTTAGCGCCCCAACGGAAATGAACCATATCCTGAGCCACAAAAACAACAGGCGGAAAAGTCAACAACTGAATGTACCCAAAAATATCGCCATACTCATTATGACGCACACGCATATGGACGGGGTCAAGAGGCTTAAGCCACGTAACCTCGCCACTGGTTTCGTCCCGGCAAATTTCTATGAAAGCGTTTCCAAACACAAGCATATCCGACGCAACAATTCGCAATGTTTGCAGGATGTTCTGTTCATCAAGCCAATCCCCAAGCCACTCGCGAACGCCGTCGTCTCCGCCGTTTAGCTCAAACCCGTTGCTGATAGCAAGATTAACGGTGACATCGATTGCTGCCTTGATGTACGAAGTAAACGTATACAAGTCCTTATACTTGGGCAGATCCTCGATAGGCGTCGCACCCCAAATGCGATCCCAATACGCCGTGTATGGCGGGGTAACGAAGCCCGCGCCTGAACCTTTAAGCATGTACCGATTAACGTAGCCCCAAAGCATCTCATCCTTCTTCCAGCTAAGAGGCACCTCCTCTTCAATCTGGCGCCTGCTAACATCCTGCGGAATATCCCGTTGAGCAACAAACCTGCCAGTAAACTGCCTAGCAGATTGAAAACCTTTACGAATTTTTTGTGCAACAAAACTCATCTTCAATCACCATTAATAAGGCATGACGGCGCCCCTACCAGGCAACGGAGATTGCACGGCGGCATAGGATGCCAAGCACATGCTCCAGAAGACGTCGTCATGCCCACCCTCTGGATGGCTAAAGCGTAAGTGCCCGGTTTTCATAAGTTCAAACTTCTCAACGTTTAGTTCAGCTGTCAAATCGATATCCTCCAGCTTCTTGGCGGGAACGTAGGGAATCTTTACTTCGCCGCTCCGCATTTTTTCCCGCAGGATTGTTGCCATTTCTTCTTTTGATTGGACGGTGAACGTGATGCCAATGACGCCTTGGATTCCACTGTGAACCATATCTTCAACAATATAGTTCCCGACTCCAGTAACGTCACCGTACACTGATCTGATTGTTCTCCAACGGTCTTGCAGGCTCTTAATATATCCGATAACGCTGGCGTACTCAGTATGCAAGGGGAAACGGTGAACATGAACCGCTCTTAGCATGAAGCCTTGCTTCTCGACTACTAACGCAACGCTATAGTCTTGTTCTTTTCCAAAGTCAACGCCCACATAAAACTCGCCTTGCGGCTGAGATTGAAAATCAATAGGTGCGAGTTGGCTGTCAATGCAGCTGACGATAAGGCTCTGGGTTAACCAGGCATCAATGTCTTCCACAAATTCAGCCATGAATTCCCGTTGAAAACGGTCAAATGGAAGCTGGTTGCGCATTTCTTCTATGAAGCTTTGTTTGCAAAGGCCGCTTTTGACGACTTCTTCGCAGGTTATGGTGTGTTTGCTGAATTCGGGCGCTTGGCACATGCGGTAGAAGACGCTGTCTTTGCTCCAAGGCGTGCTGCTTGCGATTAATGCGCCGTCTGTGGTGCTAAGCATTGGGTAGAGCACGTTGTAGAAGACAAGCTTGTCATCCTTGAAGAATGCCGACTCATCGGTAATGACTTGGCTAGCTGCATATCCCCTGAGAAGCTGGGGACTGTTGGGCAAGGCGATGATTCGGCTGCCATTTTTGAAGCGGACGGTTGTACGCTGCAACTTCTCAACAAGCGCCGACATTTTCTCTTTGGGAAGCTCACCTAGAAAATCGCCAATGCGGTCTGACATTATCATGCTTTGGCGGAGGGTAGGAGCCACAATCAAGGTCAACGTCTTCGGGTAGGCGCATGCGAACCAAATCGCCCGCAAAGCAATGCAGGTAGTTTTGCCCGCTTGCCTGCTCCACCGTACCACAACGCGTTTGCTCTTGTCCCGGAGAAGGCTAGCCTGATACTCTTTGACCTGAAATCCAAAAAAGTCTCGCGCGAAAACAACAGGATCCTCAGGCACAGTAATGCTCACAGGAGCTGTTTCAGGTGCCTTCTGACTTTCTTGGTGGCTCGCTACCAACCGCCGTAGTCTTAACCGCTGCAGCTGTTTTATTTAGCATCGCCTCCAACTTGTCTAAGTCTGAGTCAATTTGTCGTTCATCGATTCCTTTGGCAATGCTGTTAATGATCTGGGCTGTGTATGTGGCAATTCTAGCCCAAAACTGCCTCTCAGCAATGGTAAGCTGCCGCTCCACCCCACTTTCATCAACAACTCGCTTAACTCTACCGCGAGCGTAATCAGAAGCAATCTCGAAAATCTCCTCAAGCCGCACAATTAACCTCTGCCGCGTCCGTTGAGTATCAACATGCAAAATGCGGCGCATCTTGGAAAGACGCAGAGACACACGCAACCGATTATCTAAACGATAACGCAAACCCTCCCCTCCCTACTATTTACAACCCACTTCAACCAGTAAATAGCACTGTCAACCCACATGACCTAACGCTGAAGACTCCCACATCCACGAGCATCAATCAGAACCTCACCCTTTTCAATATCCGGCACAAGATGAACCTCGACTGGCTCATTCAACTGAGCCATCACCTCTAAACGAGTCATCCTGGAAACAACTTCGTAGATATTTCTGTCGTGGAAGCTGCCGCGGAGGATTATTCCACGGATTTTCCGCTCTTGCAGTTTGTTAGAATTTCTCTTATGCATAATATCATCTCAACG